TAACTATCGTTAACCTACCCTGGGTTCTCAAGCCCAATGGATAGAAGGAACGCCAAATTCCTAAGCTGCCTCGACAGCTATCCAGCCTTAGCCGGCTAATCATCCCGGAAGGGTTGATTATACAGACGCAGCTTTCCGCCGAGTCTTGAATCTCTGGAAAAGGAGATTTTTAAAGATGGACCTGAGTTAATCAAGGTCATCTGCTCTACGTCTTCACCGACGTAGATCCAACCAGAGAAACCTCTGGTTATGCTCTTTTCAAGAGCAGCAACCGATTTCCATCGGTTCTTCCCGATTCTCGAGAGACGAGAAGACTCCGAGGGATCGGAGAGGAATTTCCAATATTTTTTGGAAGAATTCAACCAAGTGTTGAATGTTCTTGGTTCTCTTTTAGAACCATGTTTAATGAATTTTTGGAAATTCATGACCCTCTCAACTTCTTCTGTCAAAGAAGTGAGTGGGACAAAGCCAATTCGACTGGCTTCATTTCTCAGAGACGAGAAATCATATGTGTGAACATATGGGTCATCAGGCAGTTCAACCTGATACACTTCTTGTAGAAGTGTTATTACGAACGAGTCGTCGTAAATTGAAGTGGAGCTCACTTCACGCTTCCCTGGTATAGCCTTGGAATAAGTCTTAAATATAGACTTAAGTATCGGATTTACATCCGAGCTGAAGCCGTGCTTAATACGGCTGTTGAGACTTGCGAGTTCAGCAAGTTTAACGAATCTTTCAGATTCGGATTTGAGGTCTAAGACTTCAAATACGTGTCCAATAAATGGCCACATAAAAGACGGCATTAAGCTGTCTACTATGGGAAGACCCATACCACCTGCACAAGGTGGGAGATATATAGGCATTTTACATGCCTGATTACGGATAATTCCGTAAGAGAAACATCTATCAAAAATGTTTCTGAAATAGCCTAAAACGGCTATTTTGAGATTTTTATTCTCAAAGTAATCGAGTTGATTACTCAACATTCTTCCTTTACCAAGAATGGAACTCCTGTTATCGGAGTGTTCGCGACTCATGGTCGTGAGAAGGCGTGATTTAATGACGTCTACATAAAGGATGGAAACTCCTTTATTATCTCTTGTAACAAGAGCATGATCTTCGCAAAAGATCAATATCCGGCAGGATATACCCTCCTTCCAGGAGAATTCCCATCCCATATCGATGGCAATTTTCCTAAAAAGGAAAATTCTCCTCAGGTCACCCCTGAGGGCGGCGACGTCGTCGCCACAGACACATATTGGGTCTCCTCTCAAGAGGTCCCTCTTGATAGGGAAATCCCAGACTCGGGATTCAACATTATAATAATAATGTGAAGAAATCTCCTCAACAAGGAGATTTTCCAAAGTTAAACTTAGGAAACTCATGGGCTCCCCCATGAATGAACCGCGAAGGTTCAGAGTTCCATCTGGGAACTCTTCTTCCAAACGGGAGAATTTAGATGCCTTAAACATCTGCCTTTGACAAACGATCAAAGAACCAAAGACCCAGAACGGATGTCTTTTTGGAAGGCTACGAAGGAAGCCTGTCCACAACGCTTGTAAAATATCAAGCGGAATTAGATCAGTTGCTGATCTATAATCTGTTGACTGACAGATCAAAGTTGCATAGTTAGGTGCAACTCTCTTAAGGTACTTAAGAAAGGTCCACATTTTGTTCGTGGACCTTAAGCCAATTCTGGCTCTTCCATCCCTTGAAAGGATGGGTTCAGCCATGAATCTCATGGCTCGGGTCACCATCGTGAACCAGGCTTGGTTCTTACCAAGCGGGCGAGTCTTCGCGCCCGGCTCGGCTAAACAGTCGAGCTTCGACATTGGCATGTCGATGGGCTTGTAAATGAGATGATGTCTCATTTGCCC